AGGATTCTAGCCACAAACGGATGCTGCCAACCTACAGAACCACGCTGATGCAATGGATCGGCAGAACCAGCAGAACCGAGAGGTTCAACATAAAACTCACCAGTTTCAGAACCGAGGTGTACGACAGCGTAAGCCTCTTTTCCGATGATGAAGTTGTTGTAAACAGCAGGTGAAGCAGCTGAAACGCTTCCTACGGAAGTGTAAAGCCATCTTACGTTACCTGTAGCTCCCCATTCTGCATCCAAAACAGACTGCTGATTTGGATAGTTTGCAGAGTGGATAAAGTTAGAAACTGCCTCTAGATCATCTAACAACGCTGTGTCGATGTATGCCCAGAAGGCAGGTCTTACTGGCGCAGTACCGAAGGCATCACGTCCGACAACCACCTCAGAGATCATTTCAGCATCGTTGTTCAGAAGAGTCTGAACAGCACTGTCAATGTCTGCCTTGGTAAGTTCTGTTGGAGTGTTACCATTAACACCGTTAGAGCACTGTAGAACAGAGCTTGTCGATGCCAATACGTCGCGTGTAACCTCGTCCATTGTCTGAGCCAAGTTTTGCGCAAGCAGACGGCTGGATTCGTTAAGAACCCTGTCTTCTACTGTTAGCTCTACTTGGTTCGTGATTGTCACGAAGTTACCATAGAAATCCACTCTGGCCTTGATGTCAGTAGCGGATAGGGGTGCTCCTGGAGGCGTAATGCCGTCAGAAAGCGGGATAGGTACTGTTGCTAGTCTTGCATACCTACGGAACACAATAGTGTCGCCCATCTTTTCGGGAAGAATACGTTTCTGAGCAAACTTCGTATGGATAAGCTGCGGATAAGCAGTCATCAATAGAAGCCGATCATAGTATTCCCGAACAGCTGGAGGTAGGACAGCAACGGTTGTTACGTTTGCCATTTGTTATCTCCTAATAGTATCCCAGGTTCTTCTGGACAGTCTTCTTGAACTCGTCATCTGACATTTCCTTGAACCGCTTAGCTTCACTTATCGGAGAAGTTTGCCCTACACTCGAAAGTGATCCTGCCCTATTGGCATTTTGAACTATGCGTTCTGCATCGGCATTTTTCTTCTCTGCTTTGCTACTCGACTTATACGAGTCGCTGTTCTTCGCTAAGTAGTACGCAAGTTCATAGTCTTGCGAGTTCGCGAGGGTGTCCCTAAGTCCCGGGTTTTGTTTAAGAACTTCGGGTAAATACTGAGTGACGATTTGCTGGTAATCAGGGTACTTTTGCGTCATGCGCAGTTCCTGAATTGTCATCTGGAATTGTTTCTCTTTGTCTCCTAAGGCCTTTTTAAGGTCCTTAACAGTGAGAACGTCATCCTCTGACAACCCGTCAAATTCATCCTTAGGTTGAGCCTGAGGCTGCATTTGATTGGCCTGCATTAACGACAAATGGTCCTTCATCATTCGCAATTCGTCTTGTAGCTTCTGTCTCTCTGCGCGCTCTGCCTGAAGTGCATCAAGTGGTACTTGACGTTCAGCTTGTGCGTGTTCAGCTTGACTTTCTGCTACCGGAGCGGCGGCCTCCGAATTTTGATCGCCCGAAACGTGTGGTTCTTCGCTCATCGCGTGTAAACTCCTTTATCTGCGCCCGCTAGTCGGCGGCACTATTGTGTTACGTATGCTCCTGGTATCGAGGTGGTTTCTACGACCGCCTCGTCAGATTTTTCTGCTCCGAGAGCAAGAAGCCCATCAAAATCAAACGGTCTCTGGGGCATATTCACGTCCCACGAGATCGCACCCGTCTGATTGTTTACCTCACCAATAATCATCCCCACCTGAGGGGCTGGTTTCTTGAAATAAGGCTTAATGTGCTTCATCAAGGTTGGTTTCCCATCAACGTTGACCTTGGCAGGTTTGGCAAACAAAACGATCCAATAGGGATCTTTCTTGGACTTATTAGCATCAAGAATGTCTTGTATCACCTTTTCATCTGCTTCAATGATCGCGTCGCGGGTTTCCCCAGTCTCTTGTTTCATTTCTAGTCTCCTAGTACTTGTAATCCCAAGCTTTCTTGGGATATCCACGGTTGTCTTGCGGTTCACGCTGAAGACGTCCCATGTCGCTCTTCTGAGCTTCAAATGCATTGCACTTCATAGGCTTCTTCTCGTGACCCATAACACCCATATCGCGCATTCCATAGGATTCATCCCTACGGTCTTTGTAACTTTGGCTTTTCTTGCCGTTACGCATTCCGAGAGATTCATCCATGCGGTCTGCGTAGCCTTGCTTATACTTGGCCATTTGGGACCTCCACGGTTGGTTGTTGTGGTATTTCCTCGAGTAGATTCCCTACCTGAGGGACTTCCTGCTCAGGCTCGTTAGCCCGGGCGGAAATTTTTACGTCGTCTTCTTTGATCTGTTCTTCTTTTCCACGGTTCATTTCTTCCATCATTCGGACTATGGACAGATATTTGATCAGACGATCGTCATCTAGTGTTTCAAGTTCTTTCATTGCCTTGGTTCTCTGAAGGGCGGCATCGGCTCTGTTTTCTACAGCTGCGGATGCTCGTTCATCTTCAAGACCCATGTTTGCTACCGCACGGGTAAACCTTTCTTTTGAAAGTGCAATATCGGATATTGCTTTGGCTTGGGATGCTTGGCTCTGTGTTTCAAGAACCTGTTGCTGAATTTGTTGCTGTTGCTGCGCTTGCTGGGCTTGTTGTTTCTCCATTTCGGCAAGTTCTTCGATATATTCTGATTTACCTTGAATTGGAGCTGCTTTGGCAAGCATTTCACCGGTAACTGGTGCGCCAAGCTGCTTAAGATCGACGAGCTGTCGAAAGTACATCTGACGCTGAGTATCGGTAAGAATTCCTTCTTGAACGGTTACGTCGTACTTGGTGAACTCAGCGTTATAAAACTCTTGGGTAGGTTCTTCATTGATGATTCGCTGGACCTTGGCAGGACGCCATTTTTGAAGCATCTTTAACACCTTTCGGCTTACATGCTTCTGGCTATTTCGTAGATTATCAAAAAGCTCCTGAAGATTGACGACGGCAGCTCCTTGTCGAAGCATCATCATTACACCGGATTCGCCTGCATTCTCCGTTTGTCCAAACGCAGCGTCGTTGATACCAGCGATTTCCATCATATCGCGGTCAAAAAGCTCTTGAAGTTGGAACATTGAAGGAGGAATTTGGGCGGGTGGTATTTTTTCCAGTGCCCCGGGCGGTGCATCTTCACGTCTCCAGATAACCTTGCCTTGTGAGGACTGAAATAGGCTTCGCGGGTTAATCACGCTGTTTTCATTGGCAATCCATCCGCTGTTGATCTGAGAATCAAGGATATCGACCATCTGAGATCGACGTCTGTTAGACTCTCTCTGTGGATCGACCATGCAACGGGTCAATGACTGTACTTTTAGGCCCCATTGATCAGATTCCGGCTCGAAAATTGCCGTGAAAGGAACAAAGGGGTATTCATCTAGGTCATTTGGGTTGATTTCTGAACGCATGACGTGATCATTCACGATGACATGCATCTCGATGTATTTTTTAGGCTTCTGTACGACTTTTAACTGGGGATATTGCTTAAGAAAAGCGTCTAGTGTTTCTTTATCGAGATCAAATTCCGTCGTTTCACCGGAATCCATGTCCACAAGCATCGGCACGTTACGCCACTTCTGCATGTACATTTCATTGTAGGCCATCAACTCCTGGCCGTTCGGTTGTCTTTGGTAGGGAAGCCAAGTAAATTTGCCGTCACGCTCCCAACCTTGACGGTATAGGGCGTAAACTTCCTTTTCCTGACCTGGAAGAAGAGATGCAACGTGGTCTACATTCAAATATTTTCTTCGGAGAATATAGCCGCAGTCGGATAGGTCTGTTTTGGTAAGGTAGGGGTCTAGAATGAATCCATTGTATGGCTCTCGACCAAACTTTATGTCTCCATTGATGGGGTCATCGCGGTAGTCCACCCAAAGGGACATCAAATTCCAGCCGGTTTTTAATGCTCCAGCAAAGCAGTCAGAAATTACCTGATAGCCGTCTCCGGCATTCATGGTATATAGAAGTAGTTGGGATAGTTGGTCAGCCGTTTTCTGGTCGGAATCTTCGATAGGCACTACTACAGAAGAAAGCCTGTGCTTCCTCTGATATCCAGTGACCATGTTGATATTTCGCCGGACTCGGTTGAATACGAAAGTCGATCGACCTTCTTGGAATAGCTGTCTTTTTTCTCTCTCGTCCCACTGATCACCTAGATAGAACCTTAAATCACGTTCTGCCTCAGGGAAGTAGGGATCCCAAGCATAGTATGCTTCATTATAATACGAGTCGAATTCTCTTATGATGTCTAAATCGTCGGCCATCGCACCCCGTTCCTAAGCGGTTTTACTTTCCACCGCTATGGAAAGGGTGCGAGGGCCATCTAGCGGGATGGCTTAGGATGATCAGTCCGCCTCGCGTGTAACTTCTGTTAGCACTCTATGTGGTTCAGTGCTGTTTATAGCTAGTTATGTACGGTTATACACGAATCCAGCTATAACTTATTTTTTCTTTGCCTTCTTTTTGGCTTTAGGCTTCGCACTTCCTAAAGCAGCCATAAAGGGAGAAGGACCTAATTTTTGTCCCTTCAAACTCTTTGGTGTTTTTTTATGTTCATTTTTAGGCATAATCTATACGCTTTGCTAATTTGTTTATACAATATCTTGCATTTCTATACATGTCTAAATGCATATGCTCGTTCCATTGCGGTAGCTTCGTCCTCAGACATACCACCTTTTCTTTGTTTGTTTTGCATAACGGACATGTACCTAAATGCATCAGCGCAGTGACTTGACCAATCATGAACAGGTTTATCACTATAAACGTTTAATTTTTCATTATAGTGTTTATGATAATTTTCAAGCGACTTAATTAGGTAGCTACATTTTTCGCTGTCTATCCAGAGTCTTGGAAATAATCCCCTCGCAAGTTCAATTCCTTCCTGAACTGGGATGTTTGGGACTATTTTAAAGTGAATTCCGAGATCTTTAGCTATTTGCAATCTTGTCTGGGCTCCTGAACCAAGTTCTCTAACTTGAATATCATGGGGCGCGTAGTGCTCTCCGTAGACATATTCGTGTTTTTCAGCCTCAGTCTGCAACCACTTGGCATAATGACCAAGTCCTTCCCCCTGATTTCGATACATATTGATGATATGGATCTGGTTTCCTGTGTTCTGAGTGAGCAATATAACTGTCTCGTCTGAAACGCCAAGGTCCCAATAAGTATCAACACTACAATTTGGGTCATAAGGCACAGCCGTAAGTCTCCCATCTAAATCCGCCTTTGTGAGGTATTTGGCATAATAAGCACCTTCGGCACCTTGATCAAAGTTACAGTAGTATTCCTGCTGTATAAGGTGTTCTGACATTCCCTCCTGTCTTTCCAATTCCATATCGTCATCTGTAAGGACGCCGGTATCATTAATAGACAGGCGAGAGCAGAACCATTCCGGATTGTGCTCTGCCATAAGAAACATGTCGTAGGCGTGATTCTTCCCGCGAGGCGTGAAGTTGAAAACCGCCCAACCACCATTTTCACGAAGGATCGGACGAATGAAGTTCCAGCACTTAGGATCCTGGAGGGAATATTCCGAAAAGATGCATCCGACAGGGTTAATCCCAACGTTGATGATTTGATCAGAACCGATGACTTGGATGATGCTTCCATTAGTTAACTTCACCTTCATTTCGTTACTGTTTATATTACCATCTATAATCTCTTTGGGAATATAATCCAAAAAACGTTTTCCGTCTTTATTCGCACCGTCCCATAAAATTCTTCGTCCAAGTGTAGATGTAGGGAAAAAGTATACGTAGGTTCCAACACGATGCCACCACGCCTGTTTGATCATGAAATTAAAGCAAGCAATTTCCTTACCAGCACGACGATGCCATACCAACACAGCGCGCTTGGCACCATTATCCATAGCAGATAGGAAAGGCACCTGATATGATCTGGGAACAAACTGTGGTATTCTAACTCTTCTTGCTGTCTCCATTCGCCTTCTCTTCTTCCCATGTTTTTGCCTCTCCATCTCCAAAATGTACGATTTCTTGTACAATTGCTCCAGAGTGGTTTAGCCTAATATCATCACGCTGACCAAGCATTTGTTTGCCAAGAAATATTGCCATCGTAGCACTTTTATCAGCCAATAACCATTGCTTTCTTCTAAGAGAAACTTTACCACCTTCTTTCCACTCTTCAAGCAAATCACCGAAAACAACTCCAAACTCTCGCTTTGCTGCGCGCTGGAGTGTCTCACGGCAAATTCCTAAAAATGATGCAATTTCATCACGTGTACATTGAATAGCAGCTAGCTTTTTCACCTGCTCCCAATCTACATTGATCGGATCGCCTTTGACGCCTTTGCCTTTCTTCCTTGTCATTTTTCCACCTATGGTATTTTCACTTTATGTGTGGCACCTGGATATTCTTCGACGATCGTCGCTATCCTATTCTCTGCTTCTTGCAGATGACCAACATCCATAAAATGAATTGTCATTGAACATTTCTTAGGGGGAGATTGTTCTCCACCTTCCGCTTCATCACCACCTGGAATTTCTTCCATGTGAAGGTCTTTTGCGGTAAAACCCCACTCGACTAAATCGCTTGGATCCCAAGCATTAGCAAGCATATCCCAATCCCAATCACCTGTGTTCTTGTTAAGCCGAATATTAAGCTCTTCGACCTCCTTCTCACTGAGTGGGGAATCGGGTACATATACATCGACCTCTTTGTATCCCATCTTTCGCATGGTACGTAGACGTTGATGACCCCCAATGATGACATCATCGGTATTGATGACGACTGGCTCGCACTGTCCGAACTTGTCGATGCTTTCATGAAGGTGAGCACTTTGCTCTTTAGTGAGGGTCCTTGCATTTTTTGCGTATTCATAGAGATCCTTTATTTTACGTTTTTCAAGCTTCCACTTCATAAGCTTCCATATCCTCCAGGTCACGTTCCGATGGATTGTCTAGCTTTTCTTGAAGCCACCGGTCATAGGTTTCTTTCTTAATAGGCTGAAACTGGCTTTGATATTCCGCTGGGATTTCAAGCTGCCATTCGCCATCTACGCCCTTCTTAATGAAGACGTATTCTGGACACTCCATTTTGCTCTCGTCTTCTGTCATATTCCCATCACTCCCATAGGGAATTCCATTTGATAATTCCCTTTTGGTGGAAAGGCTTTACGATGAAGTTCTTTGAACTTTTGTGGTTGTCCTGGAGGAGTAAGACGTAGAAGCGTCCTAACCTGAGCTATGACAGACATCAACGCGGGATCGCCCATCTGTTCAGATAGAAACTGATGGTTCTTGTGAGCGCGGAACCTTCCTTTGACATAAGGGTTCTTACTCTTGATTTCATCTACAACTTCTTTAGGCATTACACCGTAAACGTAGACGTCAAGAAGCTTGGATAGCCAAGCACCTTCATGCATCGGTCTATCATCTGGTATCTCCTTTCCCCATACTCGATAGAATTCACGCCATATGTCCCCGTCAAATCGTAGCTGCCAAGGCTTAAGCACATCAGCGATAAAGCTATTGAAGTACTCAGTCATGACACCGCGCTTAATTTCCTGGAGATATCCAGCCGCATCATAGCAAACTGCCCTAACACCTGACTCACCAAAGGCGTCCACTAAAGCCCAGCATTGCTCGATTATCTGCTGCTTTGAAGGGGAGAGCTCCTGA